TAGAATTTTGAGAGAAAAGAATGAAGAATACAGAAAAGAATTAAATGTTTTCAGAGAAAAACTTAATGAAGTTGCGATCTTTAATTCAAACTTAGCTTACGCTACAAGATTGTTCACAGAACACTCAACTACTAAAAAAGAAAAAATAAACATCCTAAGAAGATTTGACAATGTTCAAACTTTAAAAGAATCTAAAAGTCTTTATAAGTCAGTCAAAGACGAATTATCTAAGGTAGATACAAAATCAATTAATGAATCAGTAGGTGCAAAATTAAATAAAACAGTAACTACAGGTTCATCAACTACTCTAATTGAATCAAAAACTTATGAAAATCCTCAGTTCTTAAGAATGAAAGATTTAATGGGTAAATTAGGGTAACAAATAAAAATTTTAAATAAACTAAAAACAAAACAAAAACTAAAATGGGAGCATTATTAGAATCAGGTCTTGTTGGTAATATCGGGTTAAAACACCTTAAAGTTATCAAGGAAGACACAATCAACAAATGGGACAAATTAGGCTTTTTAGAAGGTCTTAAAGGTCACATGAGAGAAAACGTAGCTCAATTATACGAAAACCAAGCATCATTTTTAATTAATGAAGCATCATCTACATCTGATACAGGTGCATTTGAAACAGTGGTTTTCCCAATTGTTAGACGTGTATTCTCTAAATTATTAGCAAACGACATCGTTTCAGTACAAGCTATGAACTTACCTATCGGTAAATTATTCTACTTTGTACCTAACATTCAAGCGTACACTGACCCTGCAAACTTGGCAACAACGGGTATTCACTACGCACCGTATGGTTCACCAAACGCGGCTGCTGACCAAACACCTAACAGTGGTTACGACTACAACAACACTAAAGACCTTTACGATAGATTCTACGAAGGTAACGAACCAGCATTAGACCCACCAGGTTTATTTGACTATTCTAAAGGACAATATTCTGCAATTACAGCTAGCGTTGCTACTGTAGCTTGGGATGCTGACCAATTAGTTGGTTCGGCTTATACTGAATCTGATTACAGAAAAGTATTAATCGCTATGTCAGGTTTCGCATCTGATGGAGCAGGTAAATTAATCGGTCCTGATGGTCAACCAATGGATAACGAAGCTTTCTTATCTGATTTGACAATCTACGGAGCTGCTGGAAACGTTTATACTTCAGCAAACACTGCAAACCCTTATTTATTCAGAGTTGTAACTCAAAGATATGGTAAAGGTATTGTACAATATGGTAACAACAATTCTACGTTAGTATTCCCTAACAGTAAAACTGATGGTGGTCAATATGACAACTTGTGTGATGCTGCGGGTGTTATCTACTTAGAAGTTGATTTACAAGTACCAGTATGTATCACTTGTGGTGGTTCTATGGACGGTTACACAGGTTCAACATTCTCTTCATCAACTGCAACTAATAACGCGTTTACATCTACTTACAGAATCTACAAAAACTTAGAATTTGAAGATAGAATTGGTGAGGTATCGTTTGACCTTATGTCAGTAACAGTTTCTGTAACTGAAAGAAAATTAAGAGCTCAATGGTCTCCAGAAATGGCACAAGACGTTGCAGCGTTCCACAACATTGATGCTGAAGCTGAATTAACAGCTTTATTATCTGAACAAGTTGCGGCTGAAATTGACCGTGAAATCTTAAGAGATTTACGTAAAGGTGCAGCTTGGAACTTAAGATGGGACTACAATGGTTGGAAGCGTCTGGGTTCAAGTGCAGTTCCTTACACTCAAAAAGACTGGAACCAAACTTTAATCACAGCAATCAACCAAATTTCAGCACAAATCCACAAATCTACATTAAGAGGTGGAGCAAACTGGATTGTTGTTTCTTCTGAAATCAGTGCAATCTTTGATGATTTGGAATATTTCCACGTATCAAACGCGGCTCCTGAGCAAGACCAATACAACATGGGTATTGAAAGAGTTGGTACATTAGCTGGTCGTTACCAAGTTTACCGTGACCCTTACTTCCCACCAAACCAAGTGTTAATGGGACACAAAGGAACATCATTGTTAGACACAGGTTACATCTACGCACCTTACGTACCTCTACAATTAACTCCAACTATGTACAATCCGTTCAACTTTACACCAATCAAAGGTATCATGACTAGATACGCTAAGAAAATGGTGAATAACAGATTCTACGGACGTATCACAGTTGATGGTGTTAGAACATTTGACTTAAGAGAATTGAGATAATCAATATCTTATATTAGATACCAAAGAAAAGGGAGACAAGAAATTGTCTCCTTTTTTTATTTACAGAAAATTCAAATTGTTTATATTTATTTTTAGATTTTAGTTTATCAGTCCCCAGCCATAACAAGCTGTTGAGTATTCACGGACACGAAGGTATTGGTAACATAGTCATTAACTATTATAAAATTAAAGAAAATGTATTACACAACAACAAGCGTGGGCAAACCGACAGCTCACATCACAAAGAAAAAGTCGCGTCTTAAAGTCTACAACGGTAACACCGTTTTCCTTGGAGATAAGGATAATTTTGAATTTGAAATTCATAACCCGACACAAAAATCAGTTCTCTGTAAAATTAAATTGAATGGTGAATACATCTCCACAGGTGGTGTTGTTATTAAACCAGGTCAAAGAGTGTTTTTAGAACGTTTCCTTGACACTAACAACAAGTTTGAGTTCAGTACCTACGAAGTAAAAGATACGTCGGCAAACAGGACGGCAATCGATTTAAATGGGGACGTAAGGATTGAGTTCTATAATGAACAAACATATCAACCAAGTTATGGGTCAACATTATTTGTTGGTGGTAGTTTAAATACTACTATTAGTAGAGGTGTTCCCAATTATGGTGATATGACATTTACAACATCAACTTCCGCTCCAATGGCGTATTATTCTAACACGTTATCCGTTAGTAATAACATTGAAACGGGAAGAGTTGAAAAAGGTGAAAAATCAAAACAAGAATTTACTAATTCGTATCAAAATTTTGAATATAACGCATCTCGTCAAATTATTTTCAAGATATTACCATTGGGGGTTAAAAATAAAACTACAGAAGATATTAAACACTATTGTACCGAGTGTGGTACCAAGACGAAATCAAAATATAAATTTTGTCCGTCTTGTGGAAATAAGTTATAAATAAAAAGGAGTCCCGTGAGACTCCTTTTTTTATTTTAACGTTCTAAGTGATTTAGAAATAATTTCTGATTCAGTTAAAGAATACAAACCATTTCTGTATGCCATTTGAACTGCTCTAATTAACATAAATTTTGATTGGTCTTCACTTAAATTATCAATCAAATTATCAATGTCTTCAGGTTTGTATATTGCTACTTCTTCAAATAGATGTAAAATTGGTTGCTTCTGTTGTTCCATAATCTGTTATCCGTATATTTATAGTATAAGTATATGAAAAAAAATAGAATAAGTGAAGCAACTGGTTCATCAAATGCGGGAGCGTTTAAAGTACCAATAGTTTTATCTCCACAACCTTGGAAAGAAAATCAAATTGCGCCATTCACAGATTCTGTATATAATTACGATAATGCCGAATTAGCTTATCAAGAAGCTGATGGTGATTTTAAAGAAACTCCTGAAGAAAGATCAAGGATTGAAAAGAAAACGGATATTATGGCTAAAGTTAATGAGTATTTAAAAAGTTTTTATACTGGTCAAAATGATGAGGATGGAGGTGTTCTTGGTGACATTGAAGACCCTGAAAAAATTATACAACAAGCTGTGGGTCCACTAAAAGAAGATTTGGCTGTTTGGTTTGGAACAAAGAAAAAACCAAAAGGTAGTAAACAACCTAGTGGTCCTTGGGTTAATATTTGTAGAAAAAAAGAAGGTGGTGGTCATCCACCGTGTGGTAGACCTGAGGCAGATTCTAAAGGTTATCCTAAATGTAGAGCCGCAGGTGTTGCTTCCAAAATGACAGACGCTCAAAAAAAATCAGCATGCTCTCAAAAAAGAAGAGAAGAGAAAAAAGACCCTAAAGTTGGTAAAGGTAATAAACCAACCATGGTCTCATACAAACCAAAAAATGAATCTTTAAGAGAAACTATCACAACAATACTTAACGAATACAAAAAATCTATTTAATAGAATCTGTTGTATTTTTTGTCGCTGAAATTACCGTATCTTTCTCAGTTAAAACTTTTGGTGATATTTTTGGTTTTATCACACTAATATTTTTAGGACTTTCGTTATTTTTAATGACAGGTCTGTCAATATAAACAGTATCGTGAATAATTTGTTTTTCAGGTTTAATCTCATGGGTGATAATTTCGATCTTATCATTTTTAAATTTCGGGGATACATAACGATATAGATTAATAAACACTAATGTTATTACTGAAATGGTTAAGGTTAGAACTATCAATCCCAAATAAAAAGTTTTATTGAATGAGTTATTATTTTTCATTAAATATTTTTTAAAATGTTTTGTAATGAGTGTTTTATGTTTGAAGTAATCTCTTTTTCAAATGATTCTCTACGTTTTTCAACCTCAGTGTCAAACACTAAAGTAATACTATTCCAAAGTTTTTGTTCTAAAAACACAGTATAGGAATATACATGATTAATAACTTTTACTGAACTATTCTCAAGAATTACGAATATTTGTAATTCCTCATTTCTAATGTATCTTTTATTTGAAATTGGAGTTAATAAAAGCACTGTGTCTTCTTTTGATATTAATTTTTTACAAATTGCAATACAATCTCTTTCATATTCAGATTTTTCAACAGTTGGGGTTGAGTATCTGACTAATGAGATAAACCATTTTTGAACTAGTCGTCTTAATTTATGTAGATGTGAATTCATTGTTGTTGGATTAATATAACACAACAAAGATAGTAAATTACTTCTCATTAAACAATAACAATAAAAAATTTTTCCATGTCTCAACGTCATTTTCATTTCTACCTATATTTGCAGAATAACAAGTTAAAACTACATTATTTTTTGTATACCCTTTATTTCTATCTATTCTGTCTAATGATGGTTGTTGTGGATGTTTTGAACAATTTGAGGGTATTAATGGGACATTAAACCAATAACATAGTCCATTTTGTTTTTCATACATTTCATTAATATCTTTAACAGTTAAAGTATGTTCTTCATTTCTTTTACTATCGTTTATTAATGTATTTTGCCATAATCTAACTCGTCTTTCTTTTTGTTTAATCCCTTCAGATTTTCTGAAATCTAAATTTTTTCTTTTTTCTCTTTTATATTCTCTAGTTATGTTTAAAGTACATTCTTTACATTTTAATGCTCTTTGTGATTTATAAAAATCTTCCTCAGTTTTTGTTTCTCCGCAAATTTTACATGTTTTTTGTATTCCCATAGATATAAATATATGGATATAATTAAAGTGCATAAAAAAAGGTTAAATATTTAACCTTTTTTTATGTATTAACAATAAGCTCCTGAACAATGTTTTTTACCGTCCAACCCTTTAATTTTTCCTTTACAAACTTGAACGGCGTGACCATTACTATATGCACTAGGGTAGACATCGTACTTAGCCTTTGCGGACGCTTTACCTCTAGCACATAAAGGTGTACCTGTTTTTTTTCTACCTTCAGTCATTTCTTCATAATCCACATATTGTGATTCCTTATCCATTTCATTTTTTAAGAAATCAAATACTTGGTCCATATTTGTTTTTGCTTCTGAGATGTGGTCATCAGCCCAATCATGACCATTTTGAATAATATCATCAATCATGTTAGGGTCCATTTCCATAATCATTTCAATTTGTCTTTTCATTTGCTTTAAATTAGAAAAGAACATATAGTTTGCATTTTCAACTTCTTGTTCAGATAATACTCTTGTAACTAATCTTGTGATATCTGATTCTGTTAATTTAACTGTTTTCATTATATTGTAGGATAATTTTGTTTTTTATTTA